GCAGCGCCGACCCGTGGCAACTGCTCCTGGATCCGCCCGACGAGGTGGGTCCAGACGACACTCGACTGCTCCTCGGCGCTATCGACGATGTCCTCGCAGGGCTTGACCCGGGCCGTTCGCGCCCCGCTGGCACCCGCGAGGTTCGGCGGTACAACCCCTCCCAGGCCCGCGACCCCGGCGGTGAGGGCGGGGGTCAGTGGACCGGGTCCGGTGGGCTGAAGGACTCCCTCAAGCTTGCCGGAAAGATCGACCTCGCACCCGGCGAGGTGCTCGTCGGCTCCGGCAAGGTCGACGCCGACATGGGCGGGGTCCGTGTCGCGCTCACCGAGCAGGACGGCAAGCGCATGCTCCGCTTCGGCGCCGGCGGTGAGGACTACGGCAAGCGAAACCCGACCGACGGCATCGCAGCTTGGGACGGCAATCCGCCCCGAGAGCCACTGTCGGCAGCGGAGCGCGAGCGCCTCGACGCAGAGTGGGAAGCGATCGACGCAGAGTACGAGTCCGCGTCACCTGCCCGGCGCGAGGAGATCTCCGCGCGGCAGGACGACATCAGCGTGGCCCTCGGCGAGGCGAACGAGTGGTTCAACGGCACGGCCAAACTCGACGAATACAGCTGGAAGCGACTCGCCGACCGGCTCCGCCCGGCGCTCGAGGAGGCGGCGGACCGGGAGAAGGCCGAGAAGGCCGCCTGGGAAGAGCTCGACGACGTCGAGCCGACCCCGGGGCGCCAGGCCGAACTCGAGCGGCTGGTCCGCGTCGGCGGTGACTCGGTCGTCTTCGCCGACGGCATCATCCCCGGCTCCGAGTGGGGCGACGTCCACTACCGCGTCGAGCTCGACGACGGCTCCGTCGGGACTGAGGTGTCCATCGGAGTCAAGCCGAAGGGCGCCCCGGACTCCTGGGGCGACGACCTCGACTGGCAGGGGCGGTTCACCGTGGCCGAAACCCGGAAGATCCTTCGCCTGCTCGAGCGACTCTCCGCCGAGCCGCAGACAACCCGAACCAAACCCCTCGAGGAGGCGGCCGTGCTGACGCGCGCATTCCAGCCCGAACAGCACCCCCGCGCCCCGGCCGGCTCCGACACCGGCGGCGAGTTCACCAAGGGCGGCAGCGGGCAGAAGAAGACCACCCCGAAGCGAGCGCCTGCGAGTCGCCGGCCCAGGAGCCCGGCCGTCGACGGCGTCCTGTCCTACGACCCGGGCGCCGACCAGGGCACCGGATACGGCTCGCCGGACGGCGACCCCCGGGTTCACGACCTGCAGGAGTCGCTCAACCGACTCGGCGTGAAGGACTCCGCCGGCAAGCCGCTGAAGAAGGACGGCAAGCTCGGGCCCAAGACCACATCGGCCGTCAAGGCGCTGCAGAAGCAGCTCGGCCTGAAGCCCGACGGCCGGGTCACCCCGGAACTGCTCAAGCAGATCAAGTCGACGAAGTCGCTTCCCGCATCGAAGAGGAGCGCCTTCATGGACGTCTGCGTGCGTGCGTTCGACTTCGAGTTCGAGTCCCGGTCGACACGCTCGACCGACGGCCGGATCCTCGAAGGCTACGCGGCGGTGTTCGACGCGCCGACACGCATCGCAGCGGTCGGCGGCGACTTCGACGAGGTCATCAGCCGCGGCGCATTCACCCGATCGCTGCGCAGCCGGGTGCCGGTCCTCCAGTTCGAGCACGGCCGCGACCCGCGGGTCGGTGCCGTGCCGATCGGGTCGATCGACGACCTGTCCGAGGACTCCCGGGGCCTGCACGTGCGGGCCACGCTCTTCGACAACCCCGTCGTCGAACCCGTCCGGCAGGCCATCGCAGGCCGGGCGATCCGCGGCATGAGCTTCCGGTTCAACGTCGTCGACGGCGGCGACACCTGGGAGCGACGCGCCGGCGCGCTCGACCTCCGCACCGTCGGCGACGCCGACGTGCACGAGCTCGGCCCCGTCGTGTTCCCGGCGTACGACGCCACCACCGTCTCCGTCCGGTCCCTCCTCGCCCAGCTCGGGCCCGAGGAGCACCGGACGTTGCTGCAGCAACTCGCACACGACCTTCGATCCATCGACTTCGACACCACCGGCGTGGGGCCCTCAGCGCGGAGCTCGGGCGACGCCGGCACGAAGCGGGACCAGTCGAGCGACCTGCAGCACCTACCACTCCGCCAGCGCCTCGACCAGGGCGCACTCCAAGCGAGGGGAATCCTCAAGTGAGCACCATCGACATCTTTCCCGAGCTCCGCGACAAGAGCCCGGACGAACTCGGGCGAGCACTGCCCGACGAGCTGCGGGGCAAGACCCCCGACGAACTCCAGAAGTACATCGAAGTGCTCGACGCGCACCTGCGGTCGATCCACCTCGACGAGAACAGCGGCGAGCTCCGCGACAAGAGTCCGGACGAGCAGTCGGCGTTCGACTACGGCCTGAAGCTCCGCGACGTCGCGATGCAGCGCCTCGACGAGCACCGCTCCGTGCAGGCCGTCTTCGCCCGCCGGCCGAAGGCCGTCGAGGCGGCGATGCTCAACCTGAACAGCCGCGACAAGGCCGACCCGTACGGCGACGTGCGGCGCATGTCGGTGCACGAGGCCCGTGACCGGGCGCTGCGGACCCTCGACGACCGGAACAGCTCCGCGCACATGGAGCCGGACCAGAAGGACGAGGTGGAGCGGCAGGTCCGCAAGTCCACCGACATCGCCCGCCGGGTCCTCGTCACCGAGAACGAGGCGTACCGCAGCGCGTGGCTGAAGATGGTCACCCGCCCGAACGGCGCCATGTACCTCGACGAGGACGAGCGCCGGGCGATGCAGGCGTGGGACGAGTTCCGGACCATGTCCGAGGGCGTCACGACCGCCGGCGGCTTCGGCATCCCCGTCTTCATCGACCCGTCGATCATCATGACGGCGCAGGGCAGCGACAACCCGTTCCTGCAGATCGCCAGCCAGGTCGACGTCAACACCAACGCCTGGAAGGGCGTCACCTCCGCCGGCGTCTCGTGGTCGTTCGACGCCGAGGGCGTCGAGGCGTCCGACGACTCGCCGACGCTCGCCCAGCCGAGCGTGACCGTCCACATGGCGCGGGGTCTCATCCCGTACACGATCGAGGTCGGCCAGGACTATCCGTCGTTCGCGGCGGAGATGTCCACGCTCCTCGCCGAGGGCTACGACGAGCTGCTCGTCGACAAGTTCACCCGCGGCTCCGGCACCGGCGAGCCGCAGGGCGTCCTGACGGCACTGTCCGCGGCGGCCGGCTGCCGGGTCACCGTCCAGACGTCGGGCGTCAACTTCGGCCCCGACGACCCGTACAAGGTCTGGAAGGCGCTCGGTCAGCGGTTCCGTCGGCGGGCGTCCTGGATGATGTCGGTCGACGTGAACAACAAGATCAGGCAGATCGGCACCGCGAACGTGTTCCACGCGTTCACCGAGAACCTGCCCGCCGAGTGGGCCGACCAGCTGTTCGGCAAGACGACCTACGAATCGCCGTACATGCCCGACACGACCACGTCCACCGCCGCGAACAGCGGCCTGGCCATCGTCGGCGACTTCAAGGGCTACAAGATCGCGAAGCGTGGCGGCATGACCGTGGAGCTGGTGCCGCACCTGCTGTCGACGACCACGAACCTGCCCAACGGCACCCGGGCGTGGTTCGCGTACTCCCGCATCGGCGGCGGCGTCGTCAACACGTCCGGCTTCCGCCTCCTCGTCAACACGGCCTGACCCGACAAGAGGCGCCGGGGAGTGCAGACTCCCCGGCGCCCGCAAAGGAGCCCAGCGTGGCCGAAATCAAAAAGCCGGTCGACAAGGTCGAGCCGAAGCCGGATCCCATCCTGGCCCGCGCCGCCGAGTCCGGTGATGCCGGCATTCAGATCCTCGTCGCCAAGCGCGACATCCACGTCTCCAACGGCGACGCCGAGCGGGTCGCCGAGCTCGACGCCGAGCTCGCCGAGCTGGGCTTCGCCGTCTAGCACCCGCCCTACTGGAGCCCCGAACCTGAACAGGTCCGGGGCCTTTTCGTACCCGGAAAGGCCAGCCATCCAATGAAAGTCGTCTTCGCCGTTGCCACCGAGAACGTCGTGCTGTCCACCGGCGCCACCGTCCGCGTGCCGCGAGGCAGCATGGTGCCCGAATCGGACCCGCTCGTCCGGGCCCGTCCGGACCTCTTCTCGTCCGATCCGCGGCATGCCCCCAACCTCCTCGGCACCGAACTGCCGGCGGAATTCGGCGATGACACCCCCGTCGAGACGGCTTCGGCCGCTCCGGGCGAGCGCCGCAACACTCGACGCACTTCCTGAACCCCTCCGGCTGGCCGCTTTGGATGGTCGGCCGGCCGGAGGCTTTAACCATCCAGCAGCCATCCAAAGAGGACGAATCCCGTGACTGACCACGCCGAAGCGCCGGTCTCGACCGTCGCCGTCGCATACGTCCATCAGGACGAAGTGCTGTACTCCTGGCACCACTCCCTCATCCAGCTGCTCGACCACGACCTCGCCAACAGCGCCCGCATCTGGAGCGGTGGATTCATCGCGATGCGCTGCGGCACCGACGGCCTCGCCGAAGCGCGCAACAGTGCCGTCCGCGAGTTCCTCAAGGACTCGAAGGCCGACTGGTTGTGGTGGATCGACACCGACATGGGCTTCATGCCCGACACCGTCGACCGGCTGCTCGAAGCCGCGGACCCGGCCGAGCGCCCCGTCATGGGGGCGCTGTGCTTCGCGAACCGGGAAGTCGACAACGACGGCATGGGCGGCCGCCGCGCGCTCGCAGCGCCGGTCATCATGCACTGGACCCACGACGGCGCCGAGGCCGGCTTCGACACGCGCTGGGACTATCCGCTGAACTCGGTGGTCCGCTGCGACGGTATCGGCGCAGCATGCGTACTCATCCACCGGTCGGTGTTCGAGCAGGTCGCAGAGCGGTTCGGGCCGAACTGGTACACCCGCACCGTCAATCCCTCCACCGGCGAGATGATCTCCGAAGACTTGGCGTTCTGCGCCCGCATGATGGCGCTGCAGATCCCGGTCCACGTCCACACCGGCGTCCCGACCACGCACGCCAAGCGGTTCTGGCTCGCCGAGGAGGACTACTGGCGGCAGCGCGCCCTGAACCCGCCCCCGGTCACCGTCGAACAACGCGACGCGGACCGCGAGGCCAAGCGCGACTGGACCGTACCGCGGTACGCGATCATCCCGACGCACAACCGGCCAGAACTCCTCACCGCGCTCGTCACGTCGCTCGGCCGGCAGTGTGACCGGATCGTCGTCCTCGACAACGCCTCCGAACCGGCGGTCGACGAAGAGCAGCTGCAGACAGCGGCTGGCGTTCCGGTCCTCGTGCTCCGCGACGAAGAGCAGCCGCCGCACCTGTCCCGATACTGGAACGTCATGCTCGACGCCGTCGCCGAATCGGCGGACAGCGACGTCTACGACGTGGCCATCCTCAACGACGACTCGGTCATGCCGGCCGGCTGGTACGACGCGTGCGCCACTCCGCTCCGTGAGCACGAGACTGCGGTCATTGCGCACACCACCCCGACGACGCCAGCCCTGCTGACCGAACTGCACAACCGGCCGAACAACCGGATGACGCCGCACGCTTTCGTCATCCGCGGCGAGCTCGGCCACCGCGCGGACGAGTCGATGCGCTGGTGGTACTTCGACACCGACCTCGATCTCCGCGCTCGCCAGGCCGGCGGCGTCTTGTCGGTGCCGGGCCCGCAGGTCGTGAACTCGCGCGCGAACTCGACGACCGTCGGGCTTCTCGCCGGGCAGGCGCAGGCCGACCACGGCGCGTTCGCTGCGAAGTGGTCGCGGTGAACATCGGGTACGGGTCGTGCGTCGGCTCGTGGGGCAAGTTCCTCGCCAACGTCGCCCCGTGGGCCGGGGCTCGGCCGCTGACGGCACTGTGGGGCCAGCCGTCTATCGGCGCCTGCTACAACCGGATCCTCGACACCTATCGGGGCGCGGGCATGGACGCGGTGATCCTGCTGCACGACGACCTGGAGATCACCGACCCGGACGCCGAGGCGAAGTTCCTCGCCGCCCTCACCGACCCGGCGGTCGCGCTGGTCGGCGTGTGCGGCGGCAAGGGCGACCGGACGCTGCACTGGTGGCAGTCGGAGAAGGTCGGCCACCAGATGACCGACTCCGGCCTGCTCGACTTCGGACCGCGCACCGGCGACGTCGCGTTCATCGAAGGCTCGGTGATGGTCTTCAGCCCGTGGGCCGTGGACAACCTCCGGTTCGACGAGCGCTACCCCGGGTTCTCCGCCGGCTACGACGACATCTGCCTGCACGCCCGGGAAGCGGGCAAGCGGGTGACGGTCGTCGACGTCGACACCCACCACCACTCCACCGTCGGATGGAAGACCCCGCAGGCCGAGGCGGCGTTCGCCGCCGCCGAGGCGCAGTTCCAGGCGAAGTGGGGGATCCGGTGAAACGCGACACCTGCTCCGCGTGCAGCGCGACGGACCTCGAGCAGTTCCTCGACCTGGGCATGTCGCCCATCGCCGACGCCTACACCGCGACTGCGGACGAGGTCTCCCCGACCTATCCGCTGCAGGTGGCGGTGTGCCCGAAGTGCCGGCTCGTCCAGCTCCTCGAGGTCGTCGACCACGACGTGCTCTTCGGCACCGGCTACTCCTTCTACTCCTCGGCGAGCGCGCCGCTGTCGGCATACCACGCCGCCTACGCGCGTGACGTCCTCGCCAAGCATCGCGGCCTCGCGGCCCGGGGCGTGGTCGAGGTCGGCTGCAACGACGGCGACCTGCTCAGGCACTTCGCCGACTTTCCGACGCTCGGCGTCGACCCTTCCTCCGGGCCGGCCGCGGTCGCTGCGGCGCGAGGCCTGGAGGTGGCCGTCCGGCCGTTCGGGCTCGCCGCCGCGCACGACATCCGCGAACGCCGTGGACCCCAGGGTCTGGTGATCGCCAACCACGTCCTCGCGCACGTCGCCGACGTCGCCGACGTCCTCGCAGGGATCAAGGCGATCCTGGCCCCCGACGGCATCGCGATGGTCGAGGTTCAGTACCTGCCGGACCTGCTCGTCAACAACGCCTTCGACCTCGTCTATCACGAGCACCGGAACTTCTTCTCCCTCAGCTCGCTCGAGCAGGCGGCCGGCCGGTGGGGCCTCCACGTCGTTGACGCGGAGCTCACCGATCGGCAGGGCGGATCGCTCCGGGTAGCACTCGCACGCACCCCGGCACCCAATCTCCGGGTCGACCAGATCCGCGCGTCCGAGGGGTGGCTCGACGGCTTCGGCGCCTACGAGGGGATGCAGGGCCGGGCCGAACGGATCCGGGACCGGCTCCTCGACCTCCTCGATACCCAGTCCGGGGCGATCGGCGGATACGGGGCGCCGGCGAAAGCCACGACGCTGCTGAACTTCTGCGGCATCAACGCCGGCGACGTCGCGTTCGTCGTCGACACCACCGAGGCGAAGCAGGGCCGGCACATCCCCGGCACCGGCATCCCGATCGTGGCACCCGACGCCGCACCCGACGCGGACACCTTCCTGCTGCTGGCCTGGAACTACGCGCAGCAGATCATGCAGCGCAACCCGGGCCGCGACTGGATCGTCCCCATCCCCGGGCCGGTCCGTCTGTGAGGGCGCTGATCCTCGGCGTCGGCGGCCAGGACGGGACCTACCTCGCCGAACACCTGACCG